TAACACGAGGTTATCAACGATTAGTACGCAGATGCAAACGATCTTGGAACAACAGAAAGACTTGTTGGACTTACGCAGTCAGGTTGAGAGATCGACTGGCATCACTGATACTCTGGGTGATAAACTTGACGAATACCAAGTTGAAATAGACGACATTTGGAAGGCTTACGATAGCCTCGCCAACAATCCACTAAACTAAGGATTACATACATGACAGAGTTTGAAAAAGCAGATGTTGATGGCAGTGGTGCTATAGACAAAACCGAATGGGACAAGCTGTTACTCGATGACAAGAGAATGCAAATTGAAGATGAAAACAGTAAAAGAGATCAACAGCGTAAGATGGTGTGGTTCTCATTAGCTGGACTATTGCTTTACCCAGTGATGATCATTGGTTGTAACGTAGTTGGGCAAACAGTAGCCTCTGAAAACCTCACAGCTATCGCCCCTACTTACTGCATAGCAGTTGTCGGTATAGTAACAGCGTTTTTTGGTTTTACTAACATCAAAAAGAAGGATGATTACTAATGCTAGGACTAGGATTATTAGGCAAGGTAGCTGACTTAGCTGGTGCAGTCATAGATTCAAAGACTGTCGTTAAGAAGGCTGAAGCCGAAACTAAGATGAAGATTGCTACTGGTGAGATCAGCTGGGAACAAGCGGCTATCAAAGCTAGTGACAACAGCTGGAAAGACGAGGCGTGGACTGTATGCTTCATAGCCATTGTCACTTGCTCGTTTGTTCCACCTCTACAGCCATACATGAAGGAAGGCTTTGCCAACCTAGAGGCCGCTCCACAGTGGTTTCAATGGTCACTGTATGCGTCTATTGCCGCCAGCTTTGGCGTAAGAACCATGAAAGGCTTTAAGAAATGAAGAGTAACTTTGATAAGTGCCTAGAGATGCTTTTGGCTCACGAAGGGGGCTTCACGGCAGATAAACGTGACAAAGGTAACGCTGGAGATGGACATGGGAACCAAGGCTCAACTATGCTTGGTGTCACCTCAAGGGTCTACGCTGACTGGACTGGAGAGCCAGCACCAATAGAAGTCATGAAGGCACTTACGCCTGATGATGTAGCCCCCATCTACCGCAAGAACTACGCTGATCCTATTCGCTTTGACTCACTTCCATCGGGCTTAGACTGGGCAGTTCTGGACTGGTGTGTGAATTCTGGAAAAAGTAGACCATCTAAAGCAGTACAAAGAGCAGTAGGTGCTACTCAAGATGGAGCTATAGGTAATCAGACATTAGGTCTAATAATGGAGAAAGACCCTAAGTTCATAATAGACTACGTCTACACAGTCAGACAAGCCTTCTATGAAGGACTAGACGACTACAAACACTTTGGTAGAGGATGGAGCAGAAGAAACACTGAGACACTCCATCAGGCTATGAAAATGGTAGAAGAATAACAAAAAACACAGATCGCCCGACTTTTGGTAACGATCTGTGTTTTTTGGAATCATATTGACACACCAGCATTTACATATGCTTTTGTATAGTGCATAGTACGTGCGTTACTTAGGTAACAACGGAGTGCAGTAGCTAGACATCCTTGAGATGACTTCCCTGCACTCCACCCAACTTACTTACATAAACGCCATCATGTGCATCTAAAGAAGCCAATAGGTCTAATAGTTGTTTGTAGTTGATTGCAAGAAGCTGAAACTCGTTGAGTTCATCAGAGAACTGCCTGACAAACACTGTGCCATCGTCCTCAAGATACATCTCTACATCATCAAACTTTCCATCAGGGTCTATAGATACAACTTTAACATAGTCAGACTCTATTTCGACTGTGAACATGAGAAATACTTATCCCCCTGCTCTATTGGTACTTCTACTGTCATCCGCCGCATCCCACATTGTGGGCATTGCCTATGTCTGCGTTTCGAGGGGTAGCCATATTTAAAATGGGGGATGGTCTCAATAACTTTAGTCTTCACCACGCACTTAGGACAATGGGTTACACTATCTTTCATTAGTTACTCTCTTTCCTCACCAAATGACGCTGGGCGTTCATCTTACCGCCTATAGCACCTGTTTCTCTGCGTGCTTGTTGTGCTTCCCATTGGGAACCAGCGTGGTAGGTTCTCATTTTGAATGTCTCACGCATCCCTTTGTTTTCTGCGTCTGCCACAGACTCGTGCTGTATCCTTAACAGGTCTTCTCTGTTCATTTGTATCTCCTTAATTAGTACATTACCTCGTAGCCAATGGTGGCTCCGACTTTCACATTGCCATTGATTTTCTCAAGGGCTGGGGCGACAAACAAAGCCTTATTGTTGTCTATGTTTATCCCCAGTCTCACAAACGGAAGTGTCTCCAAATAACCACCAACCACACCATACTCAAAGTAGCCAAGATCACTTGACCACCTTGATCCTATGTATGGACTGATGTTGTTTTCGCTGTTGTAATAAAGCCCAGCTATGAAGCGGCTTTGGTACAGCCTGATGTGCGGATGGAACTCATTGTAAGAGCCATCCAGACCCATGTGCAGACTTAGTGCAAACCCATAAAGAAAGTTCACTTTAGATGTCTACAAGTTCACAAGTCCCATCAGCACCAGTACACGCTAATGTCTGAGAGCCTTTGGTTGTGTCTTCAGTTTCGTAGTCTGACAGCTTAGACCAGTCGATTGCATCAGGCATGGCAAACAGTGCGACTTCATACTGTTCTTCATTGATGTCCTGATAAGGTGCTTGAGCATACGTGTGGTCAAACCTTGGTAGGAAGCTGACACCAGACATCTCATCGAAGTGCTTGTAGACAAACGCACCTACCTCTGCCCATTCGTCATCACCAACTGAAACAGTCACAGATGGCTTATGGCAAGTGTAGTGACGTTGGTACGTCAACCACATCTCCAGCTGTTCAATCGCTGTCATATCATGACGTGTGACTGAGCCTTCTGGAGATTTCGTTGGGAAGCTAAAGACAGTCGTTTGTTCTGGCTTCATTACACAAGGTTCTGATGTTACTCCTTGGTTTATGAGGAACTGAGTTAGTGGGTCTTTGTTGTCCCCACGGACAGTCCTGATATAGTAGTCAGAGTGCCTCGCATGTATTCCGCTACTGGAATTCGACAGCTGAGAAACCGTGCCACTAGGTTTTATGGCACAAACTGCGGCAGACTTATTGATACCTAATTGCTTTGCAAAGATTTCGTTAGTTTCTACAGCAAGACTACGCCACATCTTTAGTCTACCTATAAGGTTGTCTTCTTTACCATTGGTCAGAGCACAGTCCATGATGCCAGTCATACTCACACCAAGCAACGCCTCTTCCTCAGTGTTCTTTTTCCAACAGTCACGAAGGTAAGGGAAGTGAGTTAAGGTAGCTTGGATTGTACCTAAGATAGTAGCTAATCGTATCTTTTTAGATATGTCGTAGGTGCTATCTGTAGCACGGACGATTACTTCTGTAAGATTACAAAACTGACCACCAGTTCCAACGATGCCCCTAGTCTTTGTCTCACCATTATCAGTGTATTCCTCAAGTTTTTGGCTCCGCAACACTATCTCCGCGCATGGATTTGTCCCGAAGTCCCAACTGCTATCTCTAATACCCTCGCGCTGGGCTTTGTCTTTAGCCGCCTGTCGATTAAAGATACCACGTTCACCAGAACCAGAGGCCGCTAGTGACGCCCATTCCTTCATGAAGTCCACGCCGCTGGGCTTACCTTCGTATGCCACTGAGTTGTTCGCAAGTGCATGATGTGGGTTGTCGATGTACCATTCGCCAGACTTAGCTGTCCTCATATCGTCATCCGATAAGTCACTTAATGAGATCATTGCAGACCTACGCACACCACCCACGACGACGACTTCGCCAATTTTACACATGATGCTGTGGGCGTCTAATGGTGTCAGCTTGTCACCTTGCCTGCCCTTAAAGGTTTCAATGGTGTGCTCAAACAGTTCAACCAATGGTTCAGCACCAGATGCCCTACCACCAAAGGTTTCTAGTCTTTCACCAGCTGGTCTAACTGCCGACACATCCCACGTTGGTATTCTACCAGCGTATAGTTCAGACATTAGTTCTCTATAGCCAGCCGCCCAGCCCTCTTTGCTGTCTGCTACAGTAATTTCACAGACGCCTTCTTTAAGTGTAGGTATCGTTGGTAAACTTTTCACATACTTCTGCTCAACTGAGAAGCCTACGCCAGTGCCACACATCAAGATAAAGAGAACCTCATCAAAGCATCGAACATGGTCTATTGGTGTGAACGCACAATTGTATCCAGCTGTATTGTCGCGTGATAAAGCCTTACCACTTGTCATGAGTGCTCGCATGCTTGGGACTATCTGTAGACCCAGTATCGCTATTTCAATTTCTGCCGCAGTTTCACGGCTCACTTTCGGCCTTACAACATTGTCCATATAACGGCCTACTGTTTCAGTCCAAGTTTCACGTCTGCCCTCTTCGGGTATCCATCGAGCATATCTGCTGGTGTGGATGAATTGCTGGTAGTCTGTTGGTAATGAATTATTCATAATGTTTCTTCTTTTTCTTCAATGAGTTTGATAAGTCGATCTAAGTACCAACGGCACTTTTTGAGGTCTTCGACGGGTTTTTTCTTGTAAGGCCAACGCCACAGGTACTTGAAAGCATTCTGCCAAAGGTACGCATTGTGACCCCAAACTAGTGAGCCATCAGCCATCGCTTGCATAGCATCGATGCACTCGATTGAACCTGAGTTGTAATGGGGCGGTTTGTTAACGGCATCTATCTTGATGGTTTCCATAGTATCACCTCTCCCTTCTCATCGTCCCAGTCAGTACAACGCAAAATACGAGCCATACGAGCCTGTGTTAGCGCGTAGTCTGCTGTTAGGTTTTCTTTTTGATATTGCTTAACAACAGCGTCCCAAGTCGGGTGGTTGCCTAGTATCTTTTCAGCTGTCTTAATGCCTACTTTTGGACACCCACCGTAACCATCGGTCATGTCGCCCATGAGGGCTTGGATGAGGAAGTTCCTGTTGGCTTCCATGTCACTGATGACCAGACGGTCATTGTCGGTAGGTCTATATAGACGACATGGGATAGTCTTCATGTCCTTGTCATCAGACACAATGATAGCCTCGGTGTTTGGCATAGAACCCATGATGCCCATGACGTCATCTGCCTCTAAGCAGTCCACCATAATGCTATCGTATTCTTCCATAGCCCACGCAACGAGGGCTTTGTATCCTACAGGCTTACGGACTTTCTTACGTCCACCTTTGTAAGTCTCAAGTACGTCTTTACGAAAGTTCTTTTGACCTGATATTGTGACTACCACATCTTCTACAACTAACTCTTTCTTGAAGGCATCTATTGTTGCTTTGAATAGTGCCTTTGCGGCCTTTAGGTCACTTGATAATGACCAAATGTCGTTACCCCAGTCTATCTCCTCTTCAACTGCAATAGCTGATCTAAAGAGGTATAGGTCTCCATCAATGAGTAATATGGGGCGAGTAAATGACTTCTTTAAGTGTTCTGCTGATTTCTTCATGTATATCCTGTCCATCAGGGGTCACGTACCAACGCTTACCCCAGCTATCCTCATCTATTTGGTTGGTTATGAAGCCTTCACTTGCGGCAATGGCAACGTGAAGTGCTCCAACTCTTGCGAAGTCTGATTTAACAGTGAATGGCTTACGCCAACTTCGGTCTATGATTACAAAGAGTAGTATTAAGTTCTCTAAGTAATCGTTCTTCTCAGTGAGTGTCAGCCCAAGTTCGCCCCACGGAATATTCTGCTTCTGTGGGGATGTTAAGTCCGAGAGCAACGCCAGCTTCTTGTGCCATTGCTCCAGCGATATATCCGACATCTTCGGCTATCTCCTTTGTTCTACAGGCAATCTGTATTTCATCGTGAATCCAGCCCATGATGAATACTTTGTCGCCATACTTTTCTTTGATTTTGTCATAGGTCATCATCACCCACTGCTTCGCCACGATTGCCCCAGCTGACTGGAGTAATTGCGAGAGACATCGGTGCTCTGACCTGACCCTTAGTTTACGCCCATCAAGAGCCTTAATGTGACCTCTTGATGCCGCTGTCTTTAGGTTCTTCTTTAAGGTAGCAAACGCTGGGACAGCCTTGTCGTAGTTGTCTTTAAGTTGCTTACCCTTCTTTGCACCACCGCCAGCAATAGCACCTATTAGCCTATCACCACCGCCATAGAGCGTAGCATAGACCCAAGTCTTCGCTAGGTTTCTAGTAGCTAGACCAGCCGCATGTTGGTTGTAGGTGTGTATGTCACCCTCAAGTATCTGCTTTGAATACTCGCCGCCATCATAGGGGTGAAGGTAGGAAGCTAAGAGCCTCAATTCGATTCCCGAAAGGTCTGTACCGCAGATATGCCAGCCCCGTGGTGCTGTGAACAACTCACGACACTCTTTGCCATAGGGTGAGCCAGAACTAGGCACTTGCTGTAGGTTAGGGGATGTCGCTGTGGCGCGGCTTGAAACACATCCATTGCTATTTAGTCGGTGTCTTAGTTTACCATCAGCACTGACCTTCTTGAGCCATGCCCCAGCACCTTCAGCCAGCATACCGATCCGCTTCTGAATTAAGAAGAACTCAGCAAGCCTCTTAGCCTCTGGATACGGAAGATTAGCCAAGATGGTTTCGTCAATCTTAGCCTGACCATTAGGCGTGTAGTGCTTTGGTTTCCACTTGTACTTGTCTACCAGACATCTTTGGATGTGTACCCTTGACGCTGGGTTAAAGTAGATTGTCTTTGATTTAACAAACAGTTCACCTTTGACATACCCACGGGTCTTATTGTTTGACTTAGGGTAGAAGTCTTCGGTTACTTCCCAAGGTGGGAATAGTTCCTTTAAGTCTTCCTCAATGGCATGGCGTTTCTGTGCAAGTTCAGCATACAGTTCACCAGCTTTCTTCTCATTGAAAGTCCAGCCGTTGCTACCGATCTCACGGCAGATAGAAGCCATACGATGCTCAAGGTCGATAGACTTCTGAGTAGGCTCAGTCTTCATCAACTTCTTGTATAACGTATCAGTCACCTGAGTATCTTGAACGCAGTATGAAAGCATAGTTTCACTATAGGCTTCCCACCCACCATCGTAGTCATCTTTGAAGTCACCAAGGCGAAGACCCCAAGCCTTTAGGCTGTGGCTTCCCCAGAGTTTCTTTGGGAACTTAGCGACACTGAAGTTGCGTTCAGCATCCTCATTGAACATGTCGCCATGTATCAGGCGCGAGAGAACTAAGGTGTCAGTCACCTTGGCCTTCGTTGTCCACTCAGGATAAACAATCTGTATCGCTGGGATGTCGTAGTCGATTATATTGTGACCAATGATCTCATCAGCATTTGCTAGTAGCTCAAGAGCGTCCTCGATCTGGTCTGGGTTAAACTTACGGACTTCGCCAGTGTCCACATTACGACAGACAATGCACCAGATAGTGTGGATGGTGTCTAAGAGTCCGTTGCTTTCTAAGTCCCATATCCACCTACTCATCGCTTATCACCAGAGCCTTTAAGCACCCCACGCTTCTTGCGTGACGTCAGCTTCTCATGGTTAATTGCGGCTACCTCATTCAAGGTGATGCCAATGTCTTTAGCAAGAGCCGCGATGTACCAAAGCACGTCACCTAGCTCATCTGCAATCTCAGCTTTCTTCTGCGCTGGGATGGTGTCTATGCCATCAAAAGTTACATCGTGATCTCTAATGAGTTTCTTAATCTTACCTAAGACTTCACCAGCTTCATTGGATAGACCTAGAGCTGGATAGATGACTTTCCATTTGTAGATCATGGTAGAGGCCGCATCAGCTTGATATTCGTTCATAGTGTATTCATGTGTACCTGTGGTGTTCATCTGAATAGCTCCCCTTGTGCATTGAGTGGTCTTGTTGCTTTAAATATCTGTTGGTTTCGCCCGTATGGACTAAGCCGCTTCCCGATGACTGTGATTAGCCCAGCGTCTTTTAGCCATTTGAAGTGGTTCGTGATCGAGCCATATGGCATGTGCTTGAGTGCCAGCTGTACTTGTGCACTGATGCACCCTTTGTCTCCAGCTGACTGAATGACATCAAAGACCATTCTTGTGTTCTTGGTTAAGTCTGTGTTTGCAAACGCCTCTCTGGACGTAACTGAGATTCCACGCATACGTGTTCCTTTGCTTTACTAATGTTTGGGGGTTGGGGTGGCCTAGAAGCCGAAGTTATCGTCTACAGCCATAAGTCTGCCTGTGTCGGAATTGTACTGGAGCGTATCGGCTGAACCGAGAAAACCAGTGTGTCTATTTTTAAGAATAGTAAGTTGTCTTTTGCCTGACGTGGGGTCTTCCTCATCCACATTCAAGGCGATACAGAACCAAGCCAGCTGTGCTAGACTGTGACTTCCTCTCAGCTGTGATAGCTGGGCTTTGTCGCCACCTTCATGACCTCTTTCAGACTTTGGCCTCTTTAGGTGGGACACAAGAACTAGAGCTAAATCCAATTCGACACATAAAGTAGTTAACGTGTGCATTATGTGGTCTATCAAAACCCTCTCGTTGTCTGAGGCTCCAGAATACGAACTGATCAATATTGAAATGTGATCTAAAAACACGACATCACAGCCAAGTCCATGCTTCATGTACCTTATGCGAGAACAGATTATATCTAAGTCAAACGTACCCACATGGTCGAAGAGGTAGATTTCGCCCTTAGACACCAAGTCATCAAAACCAGCTTTTACCTCATCTACTGTCGCGGCTTCTGGATCAATGACAATGTTCTTGTTTATGTGGAGTCCTACTAACCCCTGCGAAGTTCGCTTGGTGTTTTCCTCCAACATCAACATGCCTACAGTTGAGCCTGTCATATGCAGATGATATGCTATTTCGCGCACTAAAGTTGACTTCCCACACCCAGAGCCACTGACAAGAGTTGTAATGCCTCTCATGCCTTTAGTCATAAAGTTCAACCTTGGGTAAGGATACTTGAATGGGCTTTCAGCATCAGGAGTTGCTACAGTCTCTCTCATATCAGACATCTGGACTATGCCATCAGGTCTATAGTCAGCGGCTTGGTGTATGGCATTAATGATTGCACCAGCCTCACCTTTCACTAGACATTCATTGGCGTCTTTATGTGGCAAGACAGCTATCTTAACTTTGCCTATGGGCAAGACTTCAGCACACTCAATGGCGGCCTTACGTCCAGCTTCATCTTGATCAAACATTAAGATTATCTCTTTAAAGTTGTTGAGGTAATCTATGTTTTCCAACAGGTTCTTCTTAGCCCCAGAACTGCCGTTCCTTACGGAAACAGTAGCAAACCTATGCTGTTGTACCTGTGACACACTCATGCAATCCAGTTCGCCCTCTGTGACCACCAGTTTCTTTCCAGCTGACCACAGATGCATACCAAAGAGACCATTAATCTTACCAATGGTAGGAAACTGCTTGTCTCTTGTTCTGATCTTCTGACCTGTAGTCTTACCCTTGGCATCCTTGTAGTTAGCCACCTGTATTGGATCGCCTTTGCTGTCTTTAGTTACAAAGTAACCAAACTTACGACACGTGGCTTCAGTCAACTTGCGTGACCTTAGTTCCATGAAGTCGCCTGATAGTAGGCTACTGTCTGTCTTAGTTGGCTGTGCGCTGGGCGTATACTCTCCGTCAGCTGGGGTGTGCTTTAGACAGCTGAAGCAGAACATGTGACCATCGCTGTAGAGGCTGTTGGCGTCTGATGACCCACAGGCGTCACATGCTTCGTGAGACACAAAGGTGCTCTCTTCTTGTTCAACCATCTCTTTCATTCCAATAATGTGTAAAATCGTGATC